ATCTAGCTGGAAAATATTCTGAAGCTATACCCCCTTCAAGTTCAATTTTAACAATCTCATCATACTTAAAGAATGCCTTTAATGCTGCCCAAGTCATTTTGTATGATTTATAATCTCCTCCTCCATCGCCAAGCCCAGCACCCATGTATTTAGTGATTTCCACTAAATCACCATCTTGTATGTTGGTAATCGCTGTAAGTTCGCTTACTTTAGTATTAGCCATGATAGTAATCGTTATTCGTTTGAACCAGTTTAATAGATATATTAGCCAAATCCGAGCCTTCAATAGCATCGAATGAAGGGGCTTCCATGTTTTCATAAGCTACCCCGTTTATTGTTATATCGTTACATGAAAAAATCATTTCAACCAATTCTTTGTAGTTTTGGTGTATTCCTAAAATATTTAAAATTGCAGTTCTTTGAGGGGTTGCCCTAAGTTTTACAGGAATTCCCCTATCACTTTCAAACGCCTCTACATCTATTTTGCTTTCGCCTTTTTTTAGATTGCCTCTAAAATACGCCTCAAAGTAGTTTGTGCCAAAAATACACCCATAATCATTATAGGTATTTAGATATTTTACTTTTACCAAATCTTCAGTAACAGTAGTTGATGAGGTAATCCTAAAAACATCGCTGGTGTAATCATCTACTTTTAAATAGTAAATCCCATCTTCTAATTCTGTTAAAGTAATCTTGTGTATTTGGTCTGTAACCCATCCAACGGGTGAAATATCCACGCTGTTAATCTCGTCAATCATTTCAAATACATTGCTATCATTCAACTTGTAAACATCAACATCAAACCCCGCGTTTGTTTCATCTACAAATTGCAAGTACATATCCCCTACATGCTCGCGTATGCAATCAGGAGATGCAGCCACCCCGTAAAAATAAGACTCCCCGTAAGTTGTATTATCGAAGTTAGGGAAAATAGTTAAATAGTCCGGCATATCATCGGCTCTATAAAATCTTATCGGGTTTAAAAGTGCGCCTTTCATTATCCGTTTATCTTTTGATTTCCGTTCTCAAATATATGGTTGTTTCCGCTTTCAAAGGTACGATAAATTACTTCATCATCTCTTGCAATAAGCTCAAAAATTGCTTTTCTGTTATCATCAGTTAGCTCTATTTTGTTTATAAAACCACTGTAATTTATACCTCTGTACACGAATTGAATATATCCGTGAGGGTTTGCAAGTAATGTAGTTATATTTGCAGGGGTTAAATAGCTTTCAAAGGTGTACAACTCAGGGATAAACAATCTGCTTGCAAGCTCCGATAGCTCAATATTTGAGTTTTCATCTACCCCGTCAACCGCTAGTTCAAACTGTTTATCAGTTTTTTGGGCTTGAAATGGGTTTATATTTCGATAAGCGCAAGCATTCAAAACATTACCCCACTTTACAGCGTTTTGTCGAGGGGTTAACATGGTGTTATAGTAAGAATAAAAAACATCCATCCCTAAATATTCAGGGCTTCCTAACGTTGGCAATATTGGGTAATATCCAGCCTCTTCTCCTGTAATATATTCAGTTCGTACGATAAATATTTCATTATCATCATTTGAATCTTCTGATGCCTTTTCAATATAAAGTTTGGTTCTTAAATCTTCAATCCCAACAGAATCAAATCTATATTTTGATTGTATGTTTTTTGTTTCCTTTACCTGTGCGCTGGTTGAATATTCCCTTTTAACAGCAAATTCTAAAGCCCCTTGCACTTTTTCATAACCGCCTGTGTTATCATATCCTCCTTCTATCTTTGAGTAATACCCAGTTACTAAAGGTTGTATTTTAAACTTGTTTACATCGGTTACATCAAATAGTTTTGTATCTGTATCAAAAAAATAAGATTTTTCCTTAATTATAAACTTATTATTTACTTTATCATACCATACACCCAAGTTAGCAATGGCATCAAAAGACTTGAATAAATCTCTAAAATTTACGTTTACTTTTGGGCTTGGATATTTTCTTATTTGTAGCCCGTTCATCACCATATCATTCTCTAAATCGCCCCCGCTTTCCATTACATCAGCATCAAGAGCGTTAACTTGGTTTGTTGTAATTGCTAACGCTGTATTTAATGCTGTAAAAGATTTTAATGATTCGGCAGAAGATATACTTTGTCCCGGTGTTTTTTCTGTAAACTTTATATCTAATGTTTCAACCCTAGTGACTGTAGAATTGCTAACGCTTGAAACATTATTTAAAGTCATAAATACAGTCACCTCTAATGAATATTGAGGTGGAAGTATTCCAGAATAGGCATAATCAATAGTATCAGTATAATTAATAGTTTCCCCCAATGGATTAAATGCAATTGTTTCTGCATAAAAAACAAAGCTACTTACGTGCGTGTTAGTCTCGTCAAACAACTCCCAACTATACTGAATAGACAAGCTAACATCAAGCATAAAATCATATGGAGTAGCTTTTAAGTAGCCAGAATAATTTATATTAGCATCGTATAAAAAACTAAATCTTTTTGTATAAACAGAATTGTTTGTGTAAACAGTTGCTTGCGGTGTTTCTCCCGCCGGAACAGAACTTATTATTATATCTACTATTTCATTCCTTGAATAAGTCGGATTCATTAAACAAAATGTTTTGTATGGAAATGACCCAGAGTCAGATATATCGCAAATAGCAAAGGTTTTTACAACTATATCAACAGGGGTTAATAAGGTGTAAATTGGTGTAGGTGGTGTTATCGTTACATTGTCAATCGTTTTATCTGTAAATAGGTTTATCTCGTTTTCATCTCTTGAAATAAATTTTTGCAGAATGCTTGAGTCGTTTATGCCTATTTCAAAAAACAAATCTCGGTCAATCGACCATCGACCAGGAGTAAAATCTAAAACACCTGTATAAAGTGAGTCGTAATCGTTTGTATCTGGGTTTCTTTTTTTAATTTCTATTGACACCTCGGCATAAATCCCGTCTGTATCGTAAGCGTGTTTTATTAGCTGATAGCCTCCTGTTACACCGCCCTTAGTTATGTTTGTAAATCTTAATGACAAAGTAAAGCTACGCAATACAGAATGGTAAACCTCGTGGCGCATCCATGTAATGCCTAATTTATCCCATCCGGCAGGATTAAATCCCAACGTTTCAACGGTTGCTCCGTAAGTCAATATGTATTGATATTCTTTCAACCTCTTATGTATTTATCTATCCATTTAGTTCTTGCGTTTCCTCTTTGAGTTTCAAACTCAAAACCTCTTTCAGTTATATTTACTGAATGGTGAACCTGATTAGCCAAAGCCTTTCTAGTCAACCGTTGCTCTTTAATTAACTCATTAACCTTTGAACCGTCCATTTCTTTCAACTTCTCTATCGTTTTTTCGTGGGTGTGTACGGTTGAATGTTCTGGCAATAGCATCGTAGTTGCTTTATCTGGTGTTAAAAATGAGCCTTTAGGAGTTTCAACTAGTTCCATCCCTTTTTCACCTACGACAGCGGGGCCGCCTTTGAAGTCTTTTACCCCTTTAAAGAATTTAGGTAAAGGAGTAGCTATAACTGCTGCTGCTTGTAGTGACCCTAATAGAGTAATCCAAGGGACTAAAGGCAATGTAACAACCTTAGAAGCAGCGTTTGTTATACCTAAAGCAGTATTAAGCCCAATATTAAATAACGCTTGTACTTTATCGATTATAGCTTGTTTTCTTCTTAATGCACCTATTTTCTTTTGGTATTCTGCTTCAATTTTTTCTTTTTTCTTTGCGTTATCACCAGCACCCCTTAACTCTTTTTCTCTTTTAGTTTCGAGTTCAGCAATCTCGCGGCCATTTATTGCAGACCCTAAATTAAAAACAGCATTTGCAACATCAATCTGTAAATCTCTTAAACTTTCTGCGGCTTGTTTTTTCTCATCCTGCCTTCTTAAATACTTATTATGGTTTTCTTCATCTTTTGCATCTATACTGTCTTGCGCCTCTTTATCTGATTTTACTTTTTCTTCATTGTACTTTTCAATATCAGCGTTCATCTTTTTTAAAGAGTCCTCGCCTTTTTTTTCAATGTCTTCTGTTGATTTATCCCAACTTTTACCCCAATCATCTAAAGATGCCTTCCATGTATTACCGTTTGCGTCAGAAAATTTGCCTATTGCCTCATCAGATATTTGCTTGTCAATAGCCCTTAGGTTCGCTTTTGCTTTTCTTTGTCTGGTTAATGAATCGGTTACTAAATCGTTTAGTTTTGCCTCGGCTTGTTTTATTGCCAACCCTTCGCGGCTAACATCAAAAGTTTTTAAACGTTTCTTTAGTTCGCCTTGTGCTATTAGATTAGCGACTACTTGTGATTGATAAGTTATTTCTTCATCAAGTTGGGTGTTTTCTAATTCAATAGCCGATTTAAGTAAGTCTCTTTTCTCTGTTAATGCTTTAGTTTCATCATTGTATAAATCCCTAGCCTCTACCAACTGTCTGTTTGATTCTGAACGCTTTAAAATTCTATCGCCCTCTAAATCTGCTAAGTCTTGTTGTGTTTTAATTAGTTTTTCTGCTTCCTTTGATGCTTGATTCATCTCTTCACCAATACGCCTTACACCGGGAATAAGTTCAGAGAAACCCATTGTAATAGCACTTATTACATTTCTAAGTCCATTACCCCAATTAATTGATTTATCATTTGAACTAATTAAACTTTCAGCAGCAGAGTAAACGTAAGATTTTAATACCCCAAATGCCGCGCCTAACCCGCCTATTTTGCGCTCTAAAAATTCAGCAGTAGTTTCATTCTCTTTTATAGCGTTATTTACTGCATTATAAGCCGCTTTAGCAACTAATAACACGGCATTGATAGCAACATAAGCCTTTACAATATCCTCTTTGTATTTGCCTATGTTTTTAATCCTTGCTTTTTCTGAGTCTGTTACACCTCGAACTTGGTCGTTTACATCTTTTAATTTTTTCTTTTCTTCAACTAACTGTTTGTTTTGTTCCGATGTAGCTAATACTATTTTAGCCTTTGTTTTGGCTAATTCCTTTTCAATACGCTCCTGCTCTTTTTCAAGTGCGATTGTATCTTTAGTTGTTTTATTGGCTAGTTCCTGATTTTTAATTAACTCCTTTTGGGTAGTCGCCCCCTTCTTAACCTCTTCGAATGCCTTTTTATTAATCTCACCATATTTACCAATGGTAACTAAAAGATTACTTAACGATTTTTCAATCGCGTTAAGGTCTTTTATAAATTCCTTCGCATTAATAAACTCTTCGGGTGTGATTAATTCGCTCATTGTACTTTATTCTTTAACGCTTCTGCACGTTCATTTAAGATATTACACATATCAACCCACTCAATAACAGAAATCTTTTCAAAATCAATAAAATCTTTATTCAAAGCCTCTTCAACAATATGCTTTAGCCTTTCAATGGTTATCGGCTTATGCGCTGCACCTTTTAGCTTTTCTCTTTCTTCTGCTTGTAATCTTCGAATGTTGAACCTTGTACGCTCGCGCATGATAACGGTGTAAATCCCGTTTGCATCCATGCCCTCAACATCCCAAAATTTTTCATCTTTACTCCAATCCTTATCGGGTGCGTATTTCTTTTGCCAATACAAAAGAATTAAACCGTTGTTTCGAATTACGTCTAAGCACTCCTCGTTTGATTCTGCTAGTTGGCCTTGGTACTTATCGCCAGCGGTTAGCTTCTCATATTCGAGTTCAATTGCAGCCCAAATCTCGTCAACTTCTTTTTTCTTTGGCCTTCCTTCGTAGCAAAGCAAGTTTTTATCCTGTGTTTTTAGGATTTTAAAGAATGTTGCAGCCTTTAAATCGCTGCAATCCCTGTAATATTTAGGCTTCTTTAGAAACATCTACCTTAACTTTTTTAGGTTTTGTTTCTGAAATTATAGATTCAATCTTTATTTCTGGTTTAACCAGCTCTAAATATCCGCTTGGATATTCCTTTTCGGTGTAAACTCCGTGAACGTTACCACTTTTTACTACTACATGGTTAACGCCTGTAAGGTTGGCTAACTTTGTAGCCTCTGTTAATGCTCTTTTTAAGTCCATAGTTCGGTTGTTATATTTTAGTTCCATGTTTATTCCTTGTGTAGTGTTTTTCTTGCTTCCTTAACCATCTTTTCAATTAAGTCTGGTTTTAATTCGGTCTTGCTCGCCTTATTTAACCCTAAAGCCTTTGGGTATTTCTTGTCTAGTTTAGCAGTCTTACTATCTTTTGACCACATCACAATCGCCTTCCCTTTATCTATCGCCTCAATTCCTGAATGAAATGCACCTGTAACCTTTAAGTCTGGTGTTCCTGTTGGTGCTTGTGAGCCCCACGCTTTTTTAAGTTTAGCATAACTTGAGTCAGCATATTCTGGTTCTAAATTTGCATCATCATAGCCTTTTCCTTGTTCTAATTGCTTTACGTTTAAATCTGCCAAAGAGCTTTTCAACTCCATGGCAGATTTTATAACCAATTGATCTAAGTTATCAATTAACTCCGTGAAGTTCTTATGTAACTTAGCAAAATCCATTAGGCTGTTATTGTTACCGCTGGTGACTTATACAAGTTAGTAGCAGTTGGGATAACGCTTAAAGGCCCACCTGTGAAAGCGGAGAAAGTCAACACGTAAACACCCAACCCCGAAGCATCCACCGCGCTAGATGGAGTTAATGGTACGGTAGGTGCAGCTGTGTTGTAAGCTAAGAAATTTTCCTTAGCCAACCCAACAATAGGCACGTTTCTCAAAACCCCTGCATTATCACCCTCTGAAGTGCTAACGTATTTTACTGTTACAGTACAAACGTTTGCAGCTACTACGGTTTGAGTAGTAATAGTTGCAGCATAAACAGGTTCAATAGAATTTGCGCTATAAGCAGCCTTAAAGAATTTACCCTTATCGTTCCACTCGGTAGGGTCAGCAAATACTACTTCGATATTAGTAGTAAAACCAGCCCCCTCTTTTTGTGGGTGTACATCCAAAAATGATAGAGTAAAAGGCTCAAATAAAGTACCATCCGAAGAAGTACCGCAAACTAAACCGTTCTTATCAAAGATATAAGCGCAAAACTCGCCACCGTTTAAGGTACGAAGTTTCTTGTGGGTATCAAGTGAATTGGTGAAAGTGTAAATCCGTTTCTTTAAACCTTCCCAGTTTTTGATGATATTCCCAGTGTCAGTTTCAGTGATATTGTTCTCACTGTCTTTTATTTCCTCGCTATCAATCCTATTCAAAGGAATAATAGCACCCGTTGCAACCTGAGCCAAAACATTTGCTTTAACAGCGGCTAAAGCCATTGTATCGAAATGAGTGCCAGGAGTACAAACCCATAGAGCAACCGCTTTGCTTAAAGGTGTTCCACCTCCGGGGCTGCCTATGTTGTAATCGTTTGATGCATATGATAAACCCATCGTTTTTATTTTTTAGATTCCAAAACTATTAATTAATTCAATATCAGTAAAATCAAAATCAGCAAACAGTCCAGTTCCTAATGATTGCTTATACTTTATAAAGTTGTAAGCATCATAGTAACCTTTATAACCTAAATTATAAGCCCTTAACGAGTTTTGCTCTGGGCTTATCTCGATAGCAGCGTTTATTTTTTCTGCTATTGTTGGGTTGAAATTAAACTGCCCCTGAATGTAATGAAAGTATGTAAAGTAAGCTAGCATGTCTTTAAGTCCTCGGTAAACATATTTTTTACCATTATAAGTGTATGTAGCGAGTTCATCGTCTACCTTATACCCGTCAACAAGTTCTAAGATATCAGTTCTTGTAGGGTTGTTTTCATAATCTAAGTACATGGCATCTCCAAAAAGCATACTTAGGATATCGAACTCAACACGGGCGCAAGTATCATCGAACATATCGCTATCCAACTCTTGCAGGTTTAACCTGTAGCTACCGTTGGTAAAAACTGGATACTCTGAGTTAATTAAAGACATGCTAACCTATATTAGTATAAGAAACAAATTGGCCCTTTATCAGCTGTAAAACTAGTCCCAGGTGTAATATTAGCGGCTGTCCCCCAAGTTCCTGCGGCTGTACCTGTGATAAATTTACTACCTACAATCGGATAAGCCCTAAACTTTCCAGTAGTTCCATTGAACTGAACCGCTACAAAGTATTTACCAGCTACAGCGGAATAAGTCGAAGCAAACGCAATATTTTGAAACGTTGCAGTAGTTCCTAATAGTGTTGCTGTTTTATTAACTCTAGTAGTCGCAACTTGTGTCCCAGCTGCATTAAATAGCTGAACACATATTGAGTCAGTTCCACCTACAGAACCTAAAAGGACTCCAACACCTGTTATTGTAACATTATAAGGGATATTAACTTCAACCCAAAAACGATTACCATTAGCACACGCTACATCTGTCCCAGTTGCCGCTATAATTGGCGCACCTCCAGCCGCATAAAATACGCTCGGAGTAGTTGGAATTGTTAACCCGCCTGTTGCTGTAATTAGACCGTCTGAAGTAATCGCACCTATGCCAGTCATCACCCCAGCCGTTGAAATATCCCAATCGCTTGAATTAACCGCTACTGTTTGCGTATTGTTTCCTATTGTTATTGCAGTAGTACCTAGTAAAGCCTGAGAAGTTCCCAAGTTAACTCCAGCCCCTGCGGTTATAAGACCATCGCTAGTGATTGCTCCGATGCCTGTCATAACTCCTGTTGAAGAAATATCCCAATCAGAGCTATTAACGGCAACCGTTTGACCTCCATTTCCGATAGTCATCGCGGTTGTTCCGTATATGGCTTGCGATGTACCAATATTAACACCCTGAGTAGTTGTACCACCGGCAGTCAATGTTGACCTAAATAGAAATGCCGTAATGTTTGCCCTTTGAGTTGTACCACTTGCAATTAATCTTATACGATATAATCTATAAGTATTTGCTGTAAGATACGATCCTGCGAGTGGATTATCTGCCATATCATCCCATGTAATAGGGCTGCCTAAATCAGTCCAACCGTCAGTTTCAAATACTCTACCTTGTAATTGTATTGATACGCTAGGATTACCAGATATAGAATCCATAGTTATCGAGTAATTGATTATCTGAGTATAGTTCTGTTTGCAAGTGATATCAATATTAAAGGTATCATTTGCAGTGACGTAATCAGTAGTCGTGCTAAATCTCATAGCAGGGGCTATGATTGCCGCCCCTGTTTGAACAAAGCCCGTTTTTGTAACTTCTCTTCCGATGCTGGCAATGGCTACCAAAACCAGCAATATAGTTAGTAACTTTTTCATTTTAAAGTTGCTTGACCTTTTTTAACAAGAATTACAGCCGATGTTTCAGTCACTTCATACTCTTTGCCAGTTTTTAAAAATGGCGAGCTTTCAGTTCCGATAACAATTACCTTTTCTTGTGAATGAGGTAACCCAGCTTTTAACTCTTGCTCTTCAGATTTATTTTTCTTTGCCATAGTTAACTATGCTTTTGAAAGTAAAGCTTTAATTGCGGCTATTTCAGCATAAACCCAACCACCTTTTGATACTGTTGGGAGTTTAAGAAGTGAGAAAACTTCACCTACAATGGTCTCTTCGTTTTCTTTGAACTGATCGCCATATTGCCCCCTTCTTAACATAAATGCTGAGTGTTGCTCCTTAATGATATTACTAGCACCAACAGCCATATATCCAGCTGGGATATTAGTAGAAATCTTTGGAGTTAAACCAGCAAAAGCAATGTTATCTGGTAAGAACTGCATACTTCCATCAGTTCCCTGATTGAAACGTGCTAAAGCGGCATCGCCTGGACGAATGAAAATCATATCAGGGTTGTAACCGTTGTTCTCTACCCATAACCTCAGCGCTTGGATAACGTGAGCGTTTTGTGGCAATACGATTTGTCCGTCAAACTCAGTTGTAGTGTAAGAAGAAGCCCAACCAGTGATAGCGGTCATAATACCAGCTTCCCAAACACGGATAACTTGTTGCTCGAACATATCAATCACTTGCAATAACAATTGGTCAAAGTCCATTGCAAGCTCCTCAGTGAACTCGATACGACCTGCATACTTAACGCGGTCTGCCGTTCTCCAAACAAATGATTTGTCAGTAAGTACCTTTACAGCACCTTCAACAACAGCCCCGATAGCCTGTGTACTTTCAGTGTTTTGTTCCTTCCAACGTAAAATAGCAGGAACTTTAGCAACCTGGCGACCACCAATAGCATCAACAATGAAGTTCGCAGGGTATTGAATAACCAATACTTCGAGGTCATCCATCAAGGATACTGTGTTAATTGCACCTGCACCAGTTAAAATGGTTGCAGTGGTCATCATAGCACTAGCTCCACGTTTTGCTTTGAACTCAATCGCCCAATGTGAATTGCTTTTTCGAGCTGCTAAAATGTCATCCCTTTTAGCCTCAAGCATCGAACGAAGTTTGAACTTATCATCTTCGCCTAAACCACGCTTTGCAATGGCTTCTAACTCATCTACCTTAGTAGCTAGCGCACGAACAACAGCGGCTGCACTTTGACCTTCGTCAAATTGGCCGAGTAGCTTTTGAATTCCTTCAATCTTTGCATTTCTTTCGATAGCATCTAAACCAAAGGCATCCTCAATGGCAATACCAATAGGAGTAAGGAAGGCTTCCTCCTCAGCGGTCAACGGCTTAGTGGCTTTAGACCGCATAATCTTCATGAAATCTTCTTTTTTCATTTGAACTTTTTGATTATGTTAGTTAAAAAATTGTCACCATTATGCGGGTTGACTTCGCTTTTATCTTTTTGTTCTTTTAATGCTCGCTTAATTTCTATTTGAGCGTTAATATCATTAGGCACTGGAGCAAACGATAGACTTTCAGGTGTCCATAAATCGGCAAAGTAGTTAGGTATTTTACCCTCTTCGCGAACAACTGAATAATTAATAATGGTACCTTCGATAGATACGGTTTTAATTATGCCGTTTTTGATATCATCTTTTAACTCCTGGTCAGCTCTTGCGCCAAACTTAGCTCTAACCACTAAACCCCTTTCGTCGAATATGTAAGAGGTTGTAATACCTAAAGTGTTTTCCGCTGAGTTATCCCAAGGGTGATTGTCAAATAAAGGCAAACCAGAATCTAAACGAGAAGTATCAATATTTTCCTTATTGATTCTTAATATTTGATTGAATACCTCGTTATTCTCGTATGAATACCTTAACTGACCATTAACCGTTGGCACTGCCACCGCTTCAAAGTCGAAACCTTCGCCAGTTGTTGTAGATATTGTGGCTCTACAAACCTGCTTATCCTCGTATATTTTCTCTTTATTTGCTTCCATATTGCTCAATTATTTTATTTACCTCACTTGTAATATCCGCATTTGGGTCTAACTCCTTAATCGATTTAAGGTTGTTTAACCTTTTGGTAATTATATCTTCTTTTTTGCCTGCGTTGGTAATTAAACAGCTAACTGTTGAGTAGTCAGATTTAATTGCATATCCCACCTTATCAAACCCAAATAGCTTCGCTAAGTTCTCGTTAACCGTTTTATCAAGGCTTAGTATTCCATTTTCCCAAACGCTACGCTCGCTATCAGCCTGATTGTCGTAGGTGCTTTGGTCGTTACGTGGAACTAAAACAGGGGGTATTTGAAATGCAGATGCAATCTTTATCGCATTCTCTAACACCTCATCCAATGGCAATAGTTCGCTAATGGTTGCTAATGTCTTTACAAACTCAATCGGAACTCCTGAAATACCCCAAAGATTTTTACGACCTGTTAACCCGTTACGATTATTAATATCTTCTAATATCTTTTCGCGGTGATTAACGTTATCGAATATGCTTTCCAAGGCTCCGTTATTTGCCTGTAAAGACTTTTTAGCCAAATACCCAGCTGCGCCATTATTTGCGTAAACGTTGTATCGAGCTGAGTAAACGGCTAAAAGAATATCGATAGACTTATTGCGGCTGAATAAAGGTGATTTAGATAGTATTGCTGAGTTCGTTTGCTTCCTTAACGAGTAGTTATCAATAAATAGGTTATCAATGGTTAATACCTTTTCTTTGCCTGAGTATTCTGAGTATTTTGCTCGTTTAATGAGTTGTTTCTTATCGCTTAAATCAAGTATAGAAACGTTGTTAAATTCTTCGATAGTTGTTAAATCAGGGTTTAACACATCCCACCTACTAATGCTATTTACAGTTAAATTCTTATAGCTCTTAGGTGCAGATAGATAGTTGAGCGCGTTCCCGTATGATAGTAAAGAGTAAACGTACTGATAAACCAAATCAGAAAAAGAGTAAAAAGGGTTGATGTTAGTTAAAAATCTGTTTAATTCAGTATTCTCAACCTCATTCCCTTTGCTATCAACTATAAATTTACGTAGTTTTGAAACCCTATCCGCGTAGAAATCAACAGGAAAATCCATCTCAGCCACCGAGTTACACAAGCTAAAAACGTTTGAATCGGTCAGCTTTTCAGGAACAACTAAGTTTCCGATGGATGTTATCTCGTATGGGTTGTAATCTCCAGATGTTTCTACAATCTGAACGTTTGGAATTTTTCTAAACCTGTCCCAAAATGCCATCCTATAATTTTTGTACAAAGTTATAGAATAATTCTATATATAGCAAATTTCTATATATAGTTTTTATCTATATTTATAATTTATACTTCAATTTCATTATTTTAGCAGCCTGACAAGCGCAATCAATCGCATCCTTTTTGTGCTTATTGTCGCTCTCCCTGGAGTAAGATGTCAAGTCAGAAATAAAAGCGGAATACTCTTTATTTGATTTATAGTTTTCGCCAAAGTAGAATCGACTAGCAACGAACTCATAAAACGAAAGTATTCTTACATCCTTTTCTTCGGTTGAGTTAAACGGAACAACAGCACAAAAAGCTGGTTTATTCTTTTGCTGAAGTAGTACAGCCGATAACCCCAACCCGTTAGACTCATAGAATATCTGCTCTGATTTGTAAAATTCCAACTTTTCAGCGGTTCTATTTACTGTTGCATCTACCCCATCAACCGAGTGGATTACGTCCCGAACAAAACATATAACTTTGCTTTCAATTTGGTATATCTCACAGAACATAACAGGAAACTTATCACCTCCCTTGTTCGATGGGTCCCCAACTGCAAAACGATATAAGGCTTTTTCTGGCGGAAATGTAGCAAACTTTAATTTAGACTTAGGTAGTAATATCCCTTCAGGTTCAGTTATCCATCCACCCATAACAATATTCTCATACTCATCTGGGTTTTCCTCTTTTAGCCTTTGGTAGTCTGCTAGTATATTTTTTGGCATTATGCTGAAATCGCAGTCTAAATAGCTCGAATGAATATACATTACATTGTCAACTATACAATTCTCACCACCCTCTAAGCCTTTTTTCTCAAAAAACTCCTGAAATATCCAATGGTCTTTAGTTGTTGGGTTAAGGATAAGTATGTTTAGATTGCGTTTACTTGTTGAACGTATCGAATAGAATATTTTTTTAAACGTTTTGTAATCTGGTAACTCTTCAGCCTCATCGTTTACAAAAAGGTTAAACCCGCTTAATGATTTAAGGTTTGCCGTTTGCTGCTTAGACCCTGTTTTTATTCCTTTAAAGGCTATTCTATTACTGCCTTTCTCAATGTGGGTATTCGTATCATTAACAACCTTACCGAGTAGTTCTGCTTTATCGCTTACCTCAGGCTTAACGCTATCGGTTATTGACTCATTGGTGTATCGAGTATAAAGTACATCCCATTGATAGTCTGTTAGCGCGAGTAAAGAAAATATTGAAACTGAGTAAGATTTTAAAGAGTAGCGGCCACCTGTTATTATTACCGTATCAATTTCTGGGTGATACGTATCATCGAGCAATCTGAAAAGCGGCTCAAACTTATCTGAAATTTTAACCTCATTGCTCATTGGTTGGCTTCGTGAAAACTATTGTAGTGGGAATAACCTTTATTTCTTTATCATCAGAAGTAACATCTGCCCTATCCCTCCACTTCCAATTACTCTTTAAATTTACTATTCCTGTTGCCTCTCTTATAATCCCTTTTTTTGTGTTCGAATAACAATTTGATTGTATGTTGTTATTCAACTCATTACGCAATCTTTGAAGTGCTGGAAATCTTTTGGCAAGATGTTCGAATATTTCGTGAAATGTTCCAAGTTCTCTAGCAATTTCTCCGATAAAATCATAAGTATAACCTCTAACCTCAACAGCCTTATCGTTAACCTTTATGTAATATGTTTCTATTTCATTAGATAGGTCAATAGCATCATTAAAAAGCATGGTTGCTTTTCTTAGCGTCCACTTTTCAGCGTTCTTATTTCCGTAAGGAGCTCCAGCCATTAGTTAAGATAGATTAATCCGATATTCGAATAGCATGGATAAACGACAAATGGAACTAGTGTTTTAGTTTGCATGTCGAAATATCTTACATAAGATATGTTGTATATACTTTTATCCATGCTGCAAATATAGCTTATTTTTGGTTAACGGTCAAATTTAAAAACTCAAAAAACATTAGTTGTTTGATTATCTTTTGTTTATACGATGCAAAAAGGTCATTTTATAAAATATTCGTAGTATGTTTTATTGTCATCAATTAGTTTATTTAAATTTAATTTTGCTATTCCTTTTGCATTATGTAGTATAATTAATGCTGATTTATTCCTTTTGCCTAATTTTTCCTCCCAATCATCATACCATCTTATTGATTCAACAAGATTAAACGCTTCCTCATTAAATTCTTTTTGGTCTTTTGCTTTCATACTCTACTTTTTAGTTTGGTTTATTTTGCACAAAAATACGTCAATTGTTAACTATTGTGTAATATTTGTGCAATGTTGTTGTGTTGTTGTTATTGGTTAAAACACATTCCTAAGTCTTTTAGCTTAACCCTGAACAGGTCTTTACATTCTGGCTTACTTTGTGCTTTTTCAACTGCCTTAACCCACTCATCTGTTGTTTCGCAAAATGCCTCATCGCCTTTAATTTCCTTTACAATTACTTTGGCAAACATACAGTAGAGTTTTATAGGGTTATACATATTTTCTAGTGCAATAGTAGTATGAATGCAAGCATTATATCCAACTTTTGGAGTCCAACCGTAGTGCTTTTGAAAGTATTCATTATAAATGCTTTCTTTTGGCTCATCAAATAAACTTAATTGGATTGCTTGCATGCTTCTACTTGTTTAAACTAAAAACCTTTTCCTTTGACCTGCTAAAAATTAGTTAGACATATCATCAATCAAAAGTTTATACGTTGCAATTTGCTCACTCATTTTTTCTCTATCAAGTTTTACTGTATCGTTTTTGTGCGATTCGAGCCATGCATACTTTTCTTGCCCTATATCTAACATTAGCCTTTTCTTAAACTCCGCTTCGTTACCGTTCAAAGTAATATTACAGCTGTCACACTGGCATCGAATATTATCGAGGTTAAATTGCAATGCTGGATAACCTGACTTGCTAAAGCAATGCCCAGCTTGACAAAATGATGTATTTATCTTTATCGGAGTTCCACAGGTAAAGCATTTAGTTCGTCCTGTTTCATCGGCATACTTCAGCTTGACGTATCTCGAAATCAAGATAAGCAGCTCTTTCTTTAGCGTGGGTATGTTCTTTGGTTTTTTCACTTTAACAGCCTTTTAAGATTCGACTTCTGAACTACCTTAGTAAACTTTTCAAGTTCTGCAATTAATGCTAATATTTTATCTTTTGATGGTTCGATTAAATTATTTCTTTTACTGTCTGCTCCAATATTTACCTGCGATGGCATTATTACTCTTAATATTTCAACAAACGCTTTCAAGTCAAAATTCATTATAGGCTCTATGGTTACATGAAAATCAAGTTTAGGAAATTCTTTTCTAATATCAACTATTGATAGATATCTATGAAATGGAGATGGAGCAAATCCCATTTTATCCTTATAATGCCTATTCGATTCTAGTGTAATACAAAATATAGACTTTTCAGGGAAAAGTATATCATTTAGCATTTCATGAAGTCTAAATGGGTTTTTAGTTTGAAATAAGAATGTACTATCACTTTTTCTGCATCTATAAACTATTTCATCAATGATTTCCTTTTTTACATCACAGGCGAATAAATCATTTTGAGAAACTACAAATACGAATTTATCTTTACCTAGATTTTTGCTTATTTGATTTTCATCAATTCTTGGTAATCCGCTGTACTTAGTTTTGCATCCAGGATAACGCTTAAATGATTCAGTCGAACAATACCCGCACCGATGAAAACATTCACCTGCAAGTGGATTCCATTTTATATCCACAAATTCATACATATTACCTTTTTTCATAGTCAAATATACTGTTTTTTAGTGAGTTGAACAAATTACTTGCTTTACGTATTAGTTAGTATTATTTGCTTTTGGTTGAGGCTAAAAAGGAATGTCTTTGACTAACTCCTCAAAAGTTTGCTCATGTTCTTTTTCAATTGCTTTGTGATGTAAGTAGTTTGAGTTATCCCATTGGTCAACGCTTGAACCTTCTTTTTCATATCGACCATTAACATAATTATAAACTAACTCGACTTGACCACCGTCACCTAAATGCTTAAACTTTACCTTTTGAACGTTTATAATCGTTTTCTTATCTACAAAATCTCGATGTACAATTATACCGTAATCGCACTTATTGTAAAAGTTTGCGCTCCCGTTAATATCATAAAGCGTTGGTATATTGTAAGCGGTTCCAATCCTATCCATTTTTCGAGGGTGAGCAACTAAGAATATTATTACATTGTACTTTTTGCAAAATGTTGTAAGCAAGTCTAAAAATCGGCTTATGTATTCCGTTTCACTTTCATTCTTATTCCTTAAATGTTCAACCTTGTTATAAGGGTCAATAACCAATATCTTTATACCCCTCTTTTTTACTAAATACTTTGCCTTGTTTAGTATGTTTTCAACCGTCATATCATCTTCAGGGTATATAAAAGAAACGTTATCATCAATATAATTGTAGGTTTCAATGTACTCTTTTTCTGATATGTACCCTAGTTGAAATTTTTTTCCTGTTATCTTTGAGCAAAGTTTAGAGTAATGGTATTTCATCGGGTAATTTTCGGGTGAAAAATAGGCTATTTTCCAACCGTATAAAATGTTAAGTTTAATCGCTAAATAGTCTACAAATTCGCTTTTACCATGACCAGGTATTCCAGTTATTACAGCCAATCGGCTTAACTCAAATGTCATTAGACTATCAAAACATTCAAACTCTATACTATTGCCTTTTTCCATACCCTTAACGAAAAGGGTGTAAATATCATCGTAACAGCTGTTGAGGTTTATAATACCTTCAACTGGGATCTCAATAGCATCTTTAATAGTATTTGCCAATGATAAACCGCCTTTTTTACATAGGTATTCATTAGCATCCTTACAATCTTTAAAGTTAACAATTAAGCATCTTTCTTGCCCCAACCTTCTTACTAACTCCTCTCTTAATCCAATCCCTGCAATATCGTTATCTGTTGCTAAATATACACGTTCCAGCTTATCAAATAAATCAAAATAATTATCTAAGTATTCCATATTTCTCGAACTTGCTCCGTTCGGAACTGAAACACAATTATCAAACCCACACTCAATAAATGATAAGCAGTCTATTTCACCCTCTGTAATAATTATTTCCTTAGCGTTCTTTAAAGAATTTATGTTGTAAAATATCAATTCAGCGTTCTTTGAAAGTGCAAAATGCTTATCAATATCCCTGCTTTTAATGTTTATTAACTTCTCATCAAGATAAAATGGAAAACAAACAGCATCAACCTCTTTTTGTATTTGTGGCATATAAACCATATCAGAACAAACACCCATCTTTAAAAGTGTTTTTTGGCTTATCATTCTACCCTCAAACCACTTAACATAAATATCTGATAAACTAGTTTTGTTTTTCCACTTCGGTGCTTCGTATTGCTTCTTTTCTCTTTCTGGTTTGTATTCGTGAAAAGATGCCTCGCAATCTGAATTAAAACAATAACCTACTTTTTTAGTATCATTCCAAGAAAATGACTTTTTGTTTTTGTGCTTTCTAGTTTTTGAACACTCAGGACACTGGGAATAATTTTCACCGTTTTTTCTAGGTTCAAAATCGTATATTAGTTGAGTCTTATTTGATATTATTTTCATCTTACTAAGTCGTATTTAGGTT